CTTGCGGACTGGCATCTTTACTAGATCTCTAAGCGAATCGGCCAAAGAAGAAGCTGTACGAGTCACATGTGACTCAATGAGCTCATCTCTCGATGTATCTTCTTCAACGCCTGCGCTAATCTTTGCATCAACAACTCTTTCTACAAGAATTCTATGAAGTGCTACTTTAAGCTTTGCATTCTCTTCTTCAAGAGCCTTAATCTTATTGAGATTGTCGCCTTCTTGCTCAGCGGGCTGCTCAGCCTTATCGCTGAGGTCTTCGACTTTCTCTTCTGGCTCTTGATCTTCTTCAGCCTTCTGTTCGTCAGCTGTATTTTCTTTTGAATCAGCAGATTCTTCGGAATCAACAGCAACTAAGGCTTGTTCTTCTGAATTATCTACTTCTTCTTGAGATTCTTTATTTTCTTCTTCAGCTGATACTGTAACTTCTTCTTCTGAAGTTTCTTCAGCTGGAACTTCTTCTTCCTTAACTTCTTCGTCTTTTTCAGACTTTGAAGAAGCAATTGCAGAAAGATCTTCGCTCAACTCTTCAGTTACAGCTAAGATATCTTTCTCTTGATTGCGAACATCCATGTTAGATTTCTCCTGTAGATCAGTTTCTTTGGCAGTTTCCTCATTAGATAGTAATGAAACTGTTGAATTATGCTCATTTTCGCTTTCCTGTATTGCCATAGCACTAAGGAAAGCTCCTTTTAAGTGAAGATATAAGGGCTTTGATTCTTTTTTATTCATTTTTTTGAAAATTGAATCATGCTCTTCTATTGAATAGATATCTTCTTCATTCATATGAAGCACAAAAGCAGAGCTCTTGGCGACCCAACCTTCTGATGAAGGTTTTGAATCTTTATCAGATATAGCAGAAGTTGATCTAACGCTAGACTTACCATCTGCTGGTTGATTTACAAATGAATACTCTTTAAAGGAAATGTCTTGCATATCAATGAATGCAAGTTTTCCTTTATAGACTTGGCCCCTCTTGTACTTAGGAAGCTTAGGCCTTCCGCCTTCACTTTCTGTGGCAAGGTCTTCTCCAGAAATTGAACAGACAGCTTTTCCTGCTCTTCCACCAACTGAACCAGTAAGGTATCTTTTATCTAGAACCTTCTGTGCAGCTACTGGATCAGTTATTGCAATTTGCAATCTAACGAACGGGCTTCCGTCAACTTCTTTGTCCATCTTGGCTGCCATAACTCTACCAATAGGCTCTGTGTTAAGATCATGGTTTAGAATGATAGGCTTAGGGTAAGGCTCGACCCATGACTGAAGAGCCTTCTCTAGTTCTGTAGATGAATAATTATTATAGTTAGCAGTAAGTCCGTTCGTGTATTGCTGCAACTTCTATAATTAAACCATAATTTGTATTAAAAGATTCAGAAAAATTATATTCTGCTTCACTAATATCCGGAAGTTGAATAGTAAAATTTTCTATGAACTCAAAAGCCATCGTATCTCCAAAAGAGTGACTGAATGTTAATCACTATAGTAAATTAATTTATCCTAGAATAAACATTATTATATAAGAATATCATACTTTTGATAAACTTTTCAAAGTAATGTCACTTCTTGGATCGTTATTCTTCAAAATATCAAATAACATCTGTTTACTCATTACGTGAATTGAGTAAATATATGATGCTGAATAAAGTTTATATCCTTTTTCTGCACAACTTGCAGACCATCCGAGATCTTCTCCCTGATGATGTATTTGGTAATCAACGTTGTTGTAAACGTTTTTTGACATCATTTTTGCAGCCATAATAACATCTGCTTCAAAATATTCACCAAGAGGAAATTTTTGATCCCTATGAGCTTTTTTGCCAGGCTCATTAACCCATTTCATTACGCTTGGAAACATTGTTCCAACAGGAGTCATGAACATTAAAGTGTTAACTGCATCGGCCCCACTATTTATGTGAGATATTAATAATTGTATTGTATTTGGATTAACTAATAAAATGTCAGAATCTAAACTAAAAAAATAATCAGGTTGATATTCTCTAACCTTCTTAAGCAGGCAGTTTCTCAAATTTACCATATTCTCATATTTAGAAATGGTCCAATTTCTAGTCCCTTCTGCATGAGTAAAATGATTAACATTTTCAGGGTAAATTATATCAAATACAGAAACTTCTGGATGTTTATCTCTCCAGTCTTCTAGTAAAGATATTGTTTCTGTATCATCTTTTGATGCAACAAAAACAAAACCAACATCTTCTAAATTAAGAAATTGTTTTTGAATGCAGGAAATCCAGTATGGAAATATCCATGCTCTATTGTATATAGGGCAGCCAATTATTAATTTCATACTTAAGCGGTTGTTTGTTCCTTAACCTTAGGCTTTGGCTCTTCTGCTTTTGCCTTTGGCTCTTCTACTAAAGTTTGTTCTGGCTTGATTGTTACTGCCAACTTTTCGTCAATATCATCAAACTTTTCGTCAAATGCATTTATAACATCAACAAGAATTGACATTGCTAATCTTGCCTGACCATTTTCTACTGCGGTATTAAAACCTTCAATGGCATCTTCACCAAATCTTGCAAGTTTGCTAACTTCTGAATTAATTTTCATTTTGGACCTTTCTTGTCCTCTTCTATCACTTCAACTATATCTATAACATTATACTCTGATTCTAGAGCATTTTCAATAACAGACAACCATGTCAGATCTGATCTTCTAATATTTGGAGAAGTTCTTCTGCCCTGTTGATTTTGTGGTCTAATTATATTTCCTGGACCTTTTTTATTTGAAGGCAAGTTTCTTTGACCTTTATTAGCTGACTGTTGGCCATCTGAAGTTTTTGGTAAAGGTGCATTTTGCGCAGTTATTTCAGCTTGATTTTTAGCCATATCCATTTGAATCTCTGCTTGAATTCCAGCAAATAATTCTTCTTTTTCATAAGCTGGATCTATGCCAAGCTGGATTCTTGCTTCTGGCAATGTGATAACAGAATTGGTAAACTTCTGAATAATGTGAGTTTCTTTTTTAACTTGAGTATCAACGTCAATTTCATTGAACTTAAAAAAACATCTGTCTGAAATATCAGAATCCATTGGATTTACTATTGGGTCAAATCCGCCTTCAAATAATAGCTCATTAAATATATGGACTCTTATCATCTCAGAAAGATGCTTCTGATATTGCTTTACCTTATCATACAAAGCAGTATCAAGTCTGTCTGTCATAGATCTATTGCCGCCACCCATCATCATGCCAAGATGATGAGGTGCTACTCCTAATCCAATTGCAACTCTTTCCTTGAAGTGATTGAGGTAATTTGCTGCATCGAGCGCTGCATTATTTGCTCCGATTACTTCAACATCATGCCTATAAGGAAGTATTAAACCACCTTCAGATCTCATGTTTTCTACTTGAAATGCAGCATCTTCTATTTCTTCTGGCTCAGCTGGTTGTTCGGCGGTTCCAATCTTATACTTGTATAAGGGAAAAAGTTCTCTATGTACGAGGTTTTGAATATCTTCTTCTAATTGACGAAGAGCTATAACATCATCTAAGACCGAACTCATAAATGGCGTACCAAAAGCTCTTCCGGTCTTCCTATCAAAATGAAGATGTATGACTCTTTCAGCAGTCCATACTGGATCCTTATCGGTAGGCCCATAGGTAGTTGGATCTGTTTGCTGCTGATATGCTTTTGGTCTGTTAAATTTATCTCTTAAAATTCTAACTTGTTCAGTTGGAATAAGATAATAACCTACGATTGGTTGACCCGCATTTACTGGATTAAGTTTTTGAGGAAAATATTCAGACATATCTCCTCTTGCTTTGACTATAAAAACATTTGAGAACTTAATTAAATGATCAGCTACTTCTGTTAAGAAATCTATAAATGGCCTTCTCATTGCCATTTCCATAAAGTCAATTCTTTGATGCAAATAAGCTACAGCTTCTGAGTTTTCACCAGTTATACTCCAGCCTTCTTTCCAGAAAAGTTCTTTATACTTTAGAGTGGCTTGCTTTACATAGGAGTCAGTATCCACTGCTTGAAGTATTCTGTCAAAATCATAAGGAGAAGGCTCAAAGGTGGATCTTGTATTGTAATAATACGTTGAGCCTTGATAGCCAAGAGCTAAAGCTGCTGGCTTTAATGCCTTTGATAAGTTCTTAATTTGTTCTGGTTCTAACGTTTTTGCAAAAAAGTCAGCTGAACTGTTTTGAACAAACGGTAAATAGTCTCTAATTGCCATTTAGACTCCTACGATTTTAATTTTAACTAATAGTAGCGGAAAATACCACTATGACTAGTTGTTTTCTCCGGCAGCATCAAATGCTCTCTTTAAAATAAGAGCTTTTACTGATTCAAGCCAAAAAACTGTTTCTGCTTCGTTGAAATCACTTTTGTAACTTAAGTTTTTATCACTAATCATAATGGTTACTGTGAATTCTTTTGATGCTTCTTCTTGTTTGATTACTTCTTCTTCTACTACTTCTTCTACTTCAATTGTTTCATTTTCTTGTGACATTTATTTATCCTTTTTTATTTCTTTTAGTTCTTCTTTTAAAGAAAGTGTTGATAATATTTCAATTTGATTATTAAGCTGCTTTATGGTTGCATCTTTAATTATGTTTTCCATCATCAATTGAGATACTTTATCTTGAAAAACTTGTATTACTAAATTAATATCTAAATTTTGCTCATTCATAAAAACATTATACCAGACGAGATTCTAATTCATCAATTTTTGTTTTGAGTTGCCTTATTGCTTCCCACATTATTGCAATAAGACCACGATCCTCTGTTGTCAACAACTTAAAATCATACCTTGGATCATCAATTTCATCCACAACAAGATCGCCATACTCACCTAAGGCATCTTGTAGTTCTTGAGCAATAAAACCAAATTTCTTTGGAACCTCATTATCTTCTTCTGTTGTGTTTCCATTTTCGTCTAATTTTTTAGTTGCATAATGTAGATAATCATATATTTTTGGTTCAATTGTGTCAATTACGCCAAGCACATCAATGACACCAGATATTGGCTCTATATTGTCCTTGACTCGCCTATCAGAAGCCCCTGTTATTGTTCTGCTTGAATAACTATTGCCGGTATAATATTGCTGTATATACCCCTTGTACCCATCTCTTGTGATACCCCAAGTTGTCTGCGGATTTGGACCAGCAAGCCAAGAAGCACCAAGGACTGCTGTATATTCGTCTTGCAGTGTTGAGCTACCGTTGCCCTGATCGTGAATCCAAAAAGACGCCGCTCCGGAACTTCCTGCCCCAACAAATTTTACAACTGTTCCACTCAATGCACCTGCGGAACCTGCGGTTGTTGCGGAACCTGCGGTTGTTGCGGAACCTGCGGTTGTTGCGTAGGTTGCCGAAGAAGCATTGCCATTAAATGCTGCTGCGGTTATCGTACCTGTTGCAGTTACGCTACCATTGGAATGAGCTTTGAATGGGTAAGAGCCCGCCCCCCCAACAATTGTTAACTCCATTTCTCCATTTGTAAAACTACCTAACGCAAGATATGGATAAACGTATGTTCCAGCCAACATATTAGCTTTATCTGCATGCCTTGATATGGTAATATTTTCACCATAAATGTCGGTTCTATGGAAAGCACCCGAGTGAGGACCTGACGACGGGTTAGAGAAAACGCTCATGTCTCCATAATTTTGAATTCTCATAAAATTAGATTCGGCATAACCTGTGTCCGTAACATTTGTAAGTCCATCTGATGACAAGGTAAAAGGTCCGATTCTTCCTGACGTTGAAGTTACGGACCCAGTAAATGAACCAGAAGTAGCGGTCACTGCTCCAGTAATGTTTACGTTAGTTGCAGTTAAAGCCCCAGTATTTGTAACTCTAAATGGAGCAGTTGAAAAATTTGAAATGCCTGAGCCAACCCACATGTTTCCGTTTGCGTCAACATGGAAAGATGTATTATCATCTCCTCCAATATCTAATTTAGTTCTAACGGTAAGGTCATTAAACTCTGCTAAACCATCGCCTCGAATTAACCATCCAGCATTTCCTTGTGCGTAGTTGGATGATCTAAGTACCGCCATATTAGAAGGAGGGGTATAAGATGTTTGTGCTCCAGGTTGAGTGAGTATAATTTCATGTGCGCCAATTGTTCCAGCTTTAATCTTATCTGCTGTTAGACTAACAATATATTGACTATCAATAAGTGGAGTCGATGGATCTGTTTTTTTAATAGCAGTCCAGGGTCCAACATTGCCAGAAGTATCCTTTGCTCTTACTCTGCCAAAAAAGTTTCTTTGAACAACAATATTATCGTTTTCAACATCTATATAACTACCTTCAACTGGAACTGCAAATACGCTAGAGTTTCCTGCACCAGTGCTTAATGTGGTAGCATTTGATTTAAGCGTATAGGATGATAAATTTGGATCTACAATATCATCTTCTTCGTAAAGTTCATATTCATATACGGCCAAGTCATCATCTGTTCCATTATCAAAAACAAAAAGAACATTTTGAAATGAAGCAAACATTTCAAGATTTTGAAGTTCTGCCGGGATTGTCGTGTCTGTTGGCGCAGTAAATCTAACTATATCTGTATAGTTAGAAACTATATTAAGCTCTGGATCTTTAGCTCTAACTGCAAGGATATATTCTTTTCCGTGGAGTTAAATCGGATATAGTTTTTTTAATTTCTGCCATTATCTTAATCCTGCTATTGTAATAAATGCTAAGT